CCAGCGAGATCGCCGCCACTGCCCGTGCGAAGTACGCCTCGCGATCGGCTAGGCCGTTGGCGGGGTCGCGGCCGTTGACCTTTGCCGACACCTGCCGGCAGCTGGCGCCCTGATCCACGAACGCATTGATCGCGTTCAGGTGCCACCAGAACCCGGCGGAGGTGAACGGATACCGGATCGACACGTAGGACGCCCCGTCCATCACGTCTGGGTCTTTGATGTAGTCGGCGAAGCGCTGGTAGTTGTAGCGGCCCGTGAGCTGAATCGCCCCGGCGCCCTTGAACCGGCGACCGTCACCGGTGCGGTTGTTCCCCAGGTCCTGCCGGCCCTCGTAGTCGTCGCCGCTGGCGAGCTCCAGCATCCACCGCAGGCCGCCGGATTCGTGGCCGACCTGGGCCAGGAAGTGCCGGATCCTCGCCGGGGTGTTGATGCTGAACCGCCGCAGGCAGCTGTTCAAGTCAGCCAACTGCGACGCGCTGGGCGATCTGGTGAACACCGCCGCGGCCTGGGCCATCGTCACCAGCTCGGCATTTGGTGCCGGCGCTGCAGGGCTCCCCTGTGCCCGCCAGAGGTCGGTGAACTCCTGGCGCTGCTCAGTGGTGGCCCGCTCCCACGCGGCTTCCCACGCGGCCAGCTGGTGGGGGGTCATTGCGCCGGCACGGGCGACGTGCTCAGCAGCGGCGCGGAAGGTGGCGAAGGTCATTTCAGATCGGGCAGGCGGTCGCCAGTGGCGTGATCAGCGCGGCGGTAGAGCCGGCGCCAGGCGGGCTTGACGACCAGCTCTGCAAAGCCGGTGGTGAGGGTCCATACCGCCAGCCCCAGCAGCAGGTCAGCGTTCGGGTGCAGCGTCATGCGTCGGGGTCGGTGGGGAGGCGCCGGGCGCCGGGTGGGGAGTCATCCTCGTGGCGGTGCAGTGCCGGGTTCTTAGTCCAGTACCCGACCACTCCGCCCGCAGCCGCGCCTAGGGCCAGGTCAGAGGCGCGGGTGATCATGCTGTGGCCCGTCATCCAGCAGCTGTCCAGATCCTTGCCAGCCACACGGCAATCGATGATGTAGCCGACGCCGCCGACGATCGCCAGGCCGGCTGTCACGGCTCCCAGCCACGCGGGTGCTTGGCGGGTCATGTCGGATTTCATCGCCCCGCCTCCGCCCGCCGCTCCACGTCCCTAAGCCGCTCTTCGTGGTCTTTGAGCATCTCTTGAATCCCCCCAAGGATGGTGGTGGTCCGGGCCTCGAATCTGCCCAAGCCGTTGGCGATCTTCCAGAGGGCTGTGACTCCTGCGCCGCACAAGCCAAGGGCGGTAAGGATGATCTCGGGTCCCACTGGTGCGGCGGCTGTATCTGTGGTCAGTCTGCGGAGGCCTGCTCAATCGCCACCACCTGCACCGCCTCCAGGAACCCCTGCAGCCGCTCAGCGGCCATGCTAAGCAGCAACGCATCACCGCTGGCTCTGGCAGCCGCGTAGGCGTTGATCAGCCTGATCAGGTCGTCCTTCATTCCCACGGCAGCCCCGCAGCGGTGGGTGATGGTGTCAGCTGCTCAGCGAGCTTCTGATCGATGCGCAGCAGCTCGGCCTCGCCCAGCGCATCCTCCAGCCACAGCAAGACGATTTCGGCGTCCAAATCTTCGTAGGGGATCATCGCTTCAGGGTCGGCCGGGGCGATCTCAACACTGCCGTAGACCCTGGCGCTGCCGGCGGTGCGTTCCCAGTGGATGGTCTGCACCATGCCGGTGTCGGCTTGGCGGTCAAGCTGCAGGATGTTCATTAGCTGATGGTGACGGTATCAAGGAACCAGAGGGCGGGCGTGAGTATTTCAACCGAGTATTGCGTGCCGAACAGCGTTATGGCGGTTGGGTTGGTGAGTGTTACGGTGCATTCACCGCTGCCCAGGTCGGCAAAGGCGAAGTGAGTTGCTCTTACATATTGATATTCCATAATCGTGGTTGCGCCGGCAATGGCGCAAACGCCAGCATCAGTGTTAAAGATCCTGAAAGCATACTCAGCTGCTGGAAAACTGGTGGCAGCGTTAGAAGCGGTAAAGTGGGTAATGCTGAGCTTGATTAACGCTGCTCGTTGGGCTGATGAAGCAGCCGACTTAAACTTAAAGACGATCGTGCCGGTCGTGGCGGTAACACTTGTGGTTGACCCTGCCGCATATCTTTGAGAAATGCCATGGCTGCCGGCCCCAATGATGAGTTTGTTATTGGCCACCACCGTGCCGGAGATCTGCCCCAGCGGCTCGGCAGTAGCCCCAACTAGCAGCGCCCCGCCTGGCGAGATCCGCGCCCGCTCCAGCGTGTTCGTTGCCCACCCAATCACATTGGTCGCCGGCCTGAACAGGCCAGCAGCAGGCACCGTCGTGCCGGTTGGGTTGAGGCTGGCGCCAGTGATTGTGCCGGTTGTCAGCACGTTTTGAGCGCCGAAATCCGGGGCGATCTTGCTGCCGGCGATAGCAGCTGAAGCGCTCACGTCCGCATTCACGATCACGCCAGAGCCGATCGCCGTCACGCCTGAGCTGTTGATCGTCACATCGCCCGTGACTTCAGTGGCGGCCACCAGATTGCTGGAGTTCCCCAGCAGCACCCGGCCAGCCGTTGCGCCGCTGCCCACCGCATCAGTGATGCCGTAGCCCGCCAGGGTGGTAGGTAGACCCGTGAGGCTGTTGTAGCTGGGCGTGATCGTCACAGGCGACCCAGTCCCAGTGATGCGGCCCTTGGCGTCGATCGTGAGGGGTGTGACGCTGGTGGCCGCGTTGTTGACCGTGGCAGCGCTCACCCCGGAGTTCGACAGGGTGAGCACACCGGTGCTGGCCAGGGTCGCGTCACCCGTGATCTCTGTGACCGTGGCCACGTTGGAGGCGTTGCCCATCACCACCCGTCCGGCGGTGACGGCTGCCAGCTTGGTCAGGGCGATGGCAGCAGAGGCGTTGATGTCCGCGTTTACGATCGTGCCGTCCACCAGATTGGCGCTGGCCACGGTGATCGCGGTCGGCAGGGCTCCGGTTGCGAGCTTGGAGAGCGCAATGGCCGCATTGCTGGCCACGCTGGCGTTCACAACGCTGTCGGCGGTTGGCGCAGCGGTGATCGTGATGTTGTTGGTTCCGTCGAACGAAACCCCGTTGATCGTTCGGGCCGTGGCCAGCTTGGTGGCGGTGGCTGCATTGCCGTCCAGGTCGGCATCGATGAGATTGGCGGCGAAGTTACCTGACGCATCACGCCGCACCAGGGAGCTGACGACGGCGGCAGCAGTGGCCCCGTCCAGCAGGCTGAACTGTGCAGCGGACATGAAACCCGCCCCGCTGCTGCTGGCCAGGGCGTGCAGGCTGGTGCCGGTCTGATTGCCGTGCGCGTGGACGTGATTGCCCCTAGCGGCGCTGCTGGAGTCGCCTGCAGCGCCCGTCAGCCCTACCGCCTGAGGCGTAGCGGTGCTGAGCGTCGGGCCGATCGCCACCTGTGCGCCGGGGGCGTCCAGAACAGTGACTTCAACACCGGACTGCTCGATTACGGTCAGTTCAACCTGAGCCATTAGCTGTTCCTCGAAACGGTTTCGCGGACCTCGACAGGGGCCTTCGCGTAGTAGAACCGATCGGTGTCAGGCGTGGTGATCGATAGATCCATCTGGTAAGTGGTGCCGACCGGTAGGGCCAGCGCATTAGCAGGGGTCAGCTCCAGATCCAGCATCCCAGGGATTGGTGTGCCGGATGCCTCCGGCAGCTCCACATTAAAGGTGCCGATTTGCGTGCCGGCAGCGTTCTTGATGTCGGCATCGATCACCGTGCCGTTGGCGGTCAGGTCCAGCTCAGTGCCATCGATTTTCACGATGAACCGCTTGCGGAATGTGGAGTTGCGCAGGATCACCAGCGGTGCCAGCTCGGCTGGGTAGATCGTCAGCTGTGGCAGCGTCATGGCAGGGATTCCTCGATATTCCGAATCATCGCCTCATCACGTGAATGCGTTGCGTACGGGTCTGTGTTCATGCTAAGCAGCCACTGATACAACTCACACGCCAGCACCCGCTCATCAGTGGCGGCAGGGATGTAGCCAGGATCGGATGGGAGAGTCATCAGAGCACGACGTTAGGGGTGATGTTGAAGCCATGTTCGGGGCTGATGCCACGGTCGTAGGACCGCAGGCCCATGTTCAGGAAGAAAGTGCCATCGGCCTGATTCAGGGCGGCAGTAGTGATCACGGGGTTGTATCGCCTGGTGGATGCGCCGAGCGGGTGAGGCTCGCCATAGAACGGCTCAACTAGGCCGGTTGTATCGGCCAGTGTTGAGCCGTTCACCGCTGCCGTGATTCTGCCGCCGACTGCATAGGTAAGGCCTGATGTTCCGGCAAGGGTGTTCCAGTCGGCCTGAGTAGTGCTGCCTAGCGACAGGATCTGATAGGTAACGCCAGCCGCTGTAGAGTTAACATCAATCCCGTACTTAGGCAGGATCTGCGTGGTCTGATTGATTGCCAGGCCTGCCACCTTGAAGATACTTAATGCGGTGTTGTCAGCAGTTCCGCTGCCCAGCCTGGAATCAGCGGCGAGAAACACTGTTGCTCCGCGCTCCTGATCTATTAGGCCCTCATTGCCTAGCAGCACGCCACGGGCCTTAACGGTGTTGTAGCCATTGGAGCCAAACCGGCCAACAAAGCCCTGCGACACGTTGCTGGTTGACGAACCAGAGAATGGAGTCAGGAATGAACTGCGAACCACAAGCGACCGCTTGACATGGATGAACTGGTCCAGGAATGGTCCTGAATCATTGTCAGCGGGCTCAGCGCCGGCACTGGTGAGCAGGTGAATGTGATTCGCCAGGTAGCGGGTATCAGTTGAGTTCCGGTACCAGCTGCGATCACCAGCGGCTGTGCCCTGGTTGTAACTGACCCTGCCGCCCATCTGATCAATCACCACGGGCTCATTGGTGATCGATGAAAGGAACGTGTGATGGAACTGCCGCCAGGTCCAGGGGGTGGCCACTGAGGCTGATCCATAGTGCGCGTCACCAGACAGCGGCACGGCATTTGTTACCCCCATGCCGGCGCTGGTGATGGTCGTATTCCCGCGAACGTAGAGGTTGCTCCACCGCAGCTGCACCAGGCCGTTGGTGGCGATGTACGGCGCACGGGTGGCGCCCAGTGACTCCTTGCGCGATGGCAGGGCAGGGCCGAACACGATCCCGCGCAGATCCGCCACGTCCGTGCTGTTGCCCTCCAGCTGCAGCACCGGGGTGGTGGTCCAGCTGTCATAGGCCGGGTTGCGGCCATTGCTGATCCTGAGTTGATTCAGGAACGTGTCAACGTTCGTAGTGGTGTTCGTGGTGAATGCACCGCTGGGGAGGGTGACGCTGCCGGAGACAAGATTCTCTGGAATTATACTTCCCTGTCCATCGACGGGGAAGCTGCCGCTATTGATATTGATGCGGTTAGCTATCAGCTGCTGAGGTGTAATCGCGCCATCCGCCACCAGCTTGATCAGCTCCGGCACCCCTAGGAAGTGGAACCCGCCACGGAAGTCCACGCCACGCAGGCAGCGCATCTGCCGGCCGATAGTGTTTACGTGCAGTTGATTGCTAGCGCTTGCGTTGTCGCGCAACTGCAGCACGAACGAACGGAAGTTCACCCGCGTGGTCAGGTTGCCGTAGCCCGATCCATCAAACCAGGATTCAGCAGTGGCAGGGTCGCCGGTTTCGGGGAAGATCAGCGGCCAGCCGGTTTGAGTCGGGTCAGAGGCGCGAAACACCACATTGCACTGCCACACCGACGCCGGGTCGTAGAGCCCCGGCGCAGTCCTGATCTCTGCGGTCTGGTTGCCGCTGCCGATCACGGCGTTGGCGTACTCCGCTGCCCGCGCCAGGGTCGGGATCGGATTGGCCGGCGCGGTCGGCGGGGTGTCGAACATCTGATCGAGCGTCCGGTCTGCCGCCGTGGACTGCACGTAGATCGTGACCGTGCCGGTGGCAGCACTGATCAGCCGTTGCGCCTGCCGCCAGCGGTTCAGGCCGCGATAGTCCACCAGCGTTGGGTCAGACTCCATCGCCGAGTCGGTGCTGGCGACGGCGCCGGGCAGCTCGGTCAGCTGGGCGATGCTGGCCAGCTTGCCAGCGCCAGCGCGGTTGATTTTGGCCTGCGCTTGGCTGCCGAACTCGGCGGTGCCAGTGATCACCACATCCTGCAGCTGTGCAGTGGCGCCCACCTGGATACCGTTCGGGAAGTCCGTCCGCTGCGCCTCATCCAGGCTTTGTCCGCCGAGCGATTCGGGGCTGATGGTGGCGCCCGTGGCGATGTCTTCGAGGCCCTTGGGTGTCACCTCGAAGCCGTCTTCGTTGCTGCCCTTGGGCACCACCCGGCCGCCAGCTGCGGAGGTGAAGTAGTAGGTAAACTTATTGAACTCCGACATATCCTGCTGGACTGCAGGCATAGCTTTTGAGTAGTTACCTGCACCCGCCCATTCCCATTGATGATTGTATAATCTCACTGTACTTGGACGTCTAAATTCTATAGCCCAATTCCCTAATCCTGTTGCAGCACCACCAGATGGAGCCGTGGGGAAATCAGCTGAACTGCTCGGGTCGCGGTCGCGGCTGCCGGCGGACTGCGGCACCAGGGCGGCATGGGCGGCAGCATCAGTGAATCCCAGCGCCCGCAGCAGGGCATAGGCGCCCAGGTAGTCGGTGCCGGTGCGGTACTGATCCCGCAGGGGGCCGGCGCTGGTCCAGATCGTTGTCCAGTTGATCCCCAGCGTGGTGGAATCGTCTGCGTCGCTGGTGTCGGTGTCGAGCACCAGGATGGGCGCCTCCTGGCTGATTGCATCCTCAGGGTTGAAGTCCGACGGCATGTGCACGAACGTCTCGCCCCACAGCGCCGGGTCTGGCGATGCACCAGAGCTGACGAACGTCCCCGTGGCCTGCCAGTGTTTGCCGGCGTGCTTCACCACCGTTCCCTGGCGGTAGAACGTCGCGGTGGCGTAGGTCTTCGAGGGAGCGCCGCGGCGGATGGTCACCTCGCTGGTGCGGGTGACTCCGGAGCCAGGCAGGGGGCCCGTGCCGGCGGCGGTCACCATCAGCACCTCCTCCCCGCCAGTGGCCAGCACCCGACCGATCGCCCCGTTGCTGCGGTTCGGGTCGGTCTGCAACACGGCGTCACGCTGCGGAAGCCTGGCGCTGGCAGTGTTGTTCAGGATCAGGCTGGCCCTCCGCTCAGCAACGGTCCTGGTGTCCACCACTCGGCGGATGTAGACCCTCCGGCCCACCACGGCACTGCCTGCGGCCTCATTGGTGCCCGACTGCAGCGGGGCGGCGGTGATGCCGATTGAGGCCGGTGCAGAGCTGCTCCAGGCGCTGCTGCTCAGCGTGGCCCGCCAGTCAGCGCCAGCGGGGTTGTCGATCCAGATCCGGGTGCCTGAGGCGAACGAATAGCCCAGGGACTGCAGCAGTGCCGGGTTGGTGGTGCTGCCGGGGTCAATCGCCAAGCCGTTGGTGAGCGTGATGGCTGAGCCGCTCACAGCGGCCACCACGCCCAGTTCAACGCGGCGGATGTTGGAGGTCTTCTCGCTGAGGTTCAGCGGCACCCGCACCCGGCCGACCGCCCAGTTTTTGTCCTTGTTGAAGGCGAAGCCCTTGTAACCCTTTGCCAGGGCAGAGCAGCCGCCGAAGGTTGAATTGCCGCCGTTGTCGGTGATCTCCCCGCCGGAGTCCACCATCGTCACCTCAGACTGGCCAATCCCGAAGATCGACACCTTCTGTATGTAGGCGTTGTTGATCGCCGAGATGTGCCGGGTCTGGCGTGCAGGATTGCGGCGCACATTGTCGGGCGCTGCGTTGATGTACTTCTGGTAGTCCTGCGGGGTGTTGGTCAGGCTCACCCAGTTGCCGCCGACATACACCTGCCAGCAGCGCATGTCGGCCTGCTGGTTGGTGCCGGTGAAGTTGGCGCACACCATGCTGCGCAGACCACTCAGCTTGTTGCCATCCCAGAACGCCCCGCCCATGCCGTAGTCGGAGCGGACCGACACGTTGAAGATGTACGGGCTGGCGCCCCTGGTGGTGTCCCACTGCGAGTTGGGCGCCTGGCTCTGATCGATCGGGCCGACGATCTCATACTCACTGGCGCGGGCTGCCAACAAGGCGCTGCCCAAGTTGGCGCCAGTGCCAACGGTGGATTGGATCTTGGCGTAGAACGTATCAAGCTCGGCCTTACTGGCGGGGTGGAACACGTCCAGCAGGTGGACAGATTCGGTATGCCCGATCTTGTCCATTGCGGTGTAGTCGAAGAAGAATCCCGTGCCCGAGACCTTCAGGATGCTGCGGCGGTTGCTGTAGTCCGCGCCCTCATCCGCCACCGCCGGCACCCAATTCGGGCGGATGGTGGTCTTGCGCAAGTCCAGCCCGCGCATCGAACACCCACGCGGCAGCAGCACGCCGCCAGTCGAGGGGTTGAATGCGATCAGCTCGGCCGGGGTCGGATCCTTCGCCGTGCCCCAGCTCGCCAGGCTGGTAGACCCGCTGCCGGGATCGTTCAGGGCGATGTGGACACCACCGCTGAGCACGATCGTCACGCAGTCCACGTGCGCCCGTGGATCGCTGTAGGTGTACCAGTTCTTGCTGGTGATGATTGCCGCTTCAATTGCGGCGCGGTTGATGGTCTTGAAGGGCCGGGCTGAGGTGTATCCACACTCCAGGCGCTGCAGCTCAATCCGCTTCAGCTTCTGCTGGATGATCTCCGCATCGGTGGCGCCGGCTTCGTGGCTGTTGTAGGCGCCGCCAACGAATCGGTCTGAGCCGATGTACGGATCAACGTAGAGGGTGAATGGTGCATTCAGGGGGTCAGCAACCGCAAGCGCACCCGCCACCACCCGAGCATTGCCGCCCAGCTGGCGGAGCATGTCGATCAGGACGGCGATCTGCCCCTTTGCCTCCGCCTGGCTGGCAGCCACGTCAAGGGCGCCGCTTTGCCCTGCCCGCTGCAGCTGGCTCATCTGGTTACGGCGGCTCAATTCCTGCCCTCAGGCTATGGAGCCTCCTTTGCCAGCCTGATCTGGCCGGTCGCCACGAACTGCGCTGAGATCAGGATCACGTCGGTGGCGCTGGTGTTCACTGCCGTCTTGCCCAGCAGGATGTCGGTTTCGTAGAAGATCCGCTCTCGCACGTGGGTGGCCACGTTGCTAGTCCGCTGATCCACCAGCTGGAACCGAGCGCGGGCCTTGCTGCCCTGGCTGGTAAGCATCATTAGCCGGAGCATTCCTAGGCCGCTCTGCTCCCCTACTACGCGGCTGTGATCCATCTCCCCGTTGAACGATCCAGCGCCGCGCAAGGCACCCTTGGCGTACTCGCCGAACGCCTGGCCGATCGCTTCCTGGTCCAACTGGGCCGCGTCCATCTCGAACACCCACCCGGTCAGATCGCACTGCATCAACCAGCCGCGCTCTTCCGCATCCGCTGCCGTGTCGCTCAAGACCTGCGGCACCGGTGCCAGGTTCTGAGCCGGTTGCTCACCCTCGGGGATCTCCAGGTCCTCGATGGCCTGCAGCAGAGCCAGCGCTGCGGCCACGTAGCCGGAGCGGCTGGAGGCCGGCAGGATCAGCATTGGGCCGGGGCTCACGTTCCGCAGCGGGATCAGGCCCTGGCTGCCGCCGTTGATCGCGTCCAGCTCGGTGCTGTAGAACCGCACATCGTCCATCTCATCGCGGTGGATGTAGGCCGTCGCGGTCTGCTGAAACCCGACCGTCTGCGCCGACTCCCAGAACCGCGCCGATGGGTTGGCGCTCCAGAACCCGCCGTTGACCGTCCGCGCCGCCAGGGCGGGCCCCACGGCGGTCTCCCCACCAGTCCAGAACGCATGGCCATCGGGGCAGGGCGCCGCGCCGTTGATGCCGATCCCGAGCGGCACGCCGCGCAAGCTCACCAGCAGCACCTCATCGCCCGACTGGAACGCCAGATCGGTCAGGTCCAGCGATGGGGAGTCGCCGCGCTGCAGCCGCTGATCTGCCAGCACTGTGGGCGCCGGCCACTCCCGGCTCAGTTCAACAATCCCCTTGCGGCCTTCTACAGCCATCAGAGAGCACGGCCGGGTTTGCCGTTGATCACGAACGAGATGCTTACCTGGGTGTTGTCGCCCACGCTGGTGGCGATGCCTTGCGAATTGATCAGCGCGGGGCCAGAGATGGACTTGCTGCCGCCCTTGTAGATCGTCATTACCAGATCATCTGGCGTCTCACCATCATCGAAGATCCGATTCATCAGGTTCACCGTGGCCTGATCGTCGGTTTTGTAGAGCAGCGTGGCCGATCCGCTGGTGGTGCGTTTGCCGTAGCTGAAGGTATCGTCCAGCTCGCCTACGCCGGTCGTTTCCAGCGTCTGCCGCTGGGTTTCCATGCTGATGCTGCGGATCTTGGCCACCTTCTGGCCCTGGAATCGCACCTCGCCGTGCGTTGCGTTGGCGACAGTCATCAGGAGGCCTCGACCTTTGCCTACAGTCTAAGTTCCGCTCTGAATGTGCACCGGCAGGTGATCCGCCGGCCCCCCTGCACCCGGCTGCCCTCAGGGGGGCTGGCCCAGTACCACTTCAGGCCAGGGCCGGGGTTGAACAGGTCCACATCGGTGAGATTCTTGCCAACGATCGCGGGGAACGTCACGTCGAACACCTTGCCCCGTGCTGCCGTGTGCGCCGCTTTGATCAGCGCATAGGCCGCCTGGGTGATGTTGGCGAACTCCAGGGTCATCGGCGCATCGCTGGCGCGGTCGCCCCACTGACGCACCGACCGCACGCCGGACTGTGAGCGCATCTCGGTCACAGGGAAGTCCGGCTCGCCAAACTCGTGGCCGGTGGGTTGGATCTCGGGGAATTGAACCGTCATTGGATCACCCAGGCGCCTGCTGTATCCCAGTCTGCCGCCACCAACAGGACGCCCGCATTGTTGATCGGCATGTGCACCGCTTCGATGTCATAGACGCCATCCTCGGTCGGGGTGATCCGGCTGATCTGATAGGTCCGCACCTGCGTGCTGGTCTGCTTCACGGTGAACATGATCCCGGCTGGCGATCCCTGCCCGTTGGTGACCGTCAGGGTGCCGGCGTCATTCACCGCCCCGCTGCCGCTCCAGCTCACCACGTCGTAGGTCCCGTTGGCCAGTGGCGTGGTGCTCACCACCGTGCCATTGCCCAGCACGATGCCGTTGTTGAACTGGTCGTAGACCGTCGCATCCATCGCCACCCGGATCAGATCGCCAGGGCCCACGCCGGTGGTGATGCCCTCCATTCCGTTGTAGGTGGTTGTGAATCTGATCGTGTGGTCCCTGAACCTCCGCATCCTCAGGGCAAACTTTGCCACGTCGATTGCGTGGTTGCGGTTGGTGCAGAAGTCCGACAGGTTGATCGACTCCATTCGCAGGCTGTCGCTGCCGTGGGGCGCCGCCTCGCGTACCAGGACCTCGCGTTCCTCGGCGAACAGGCCGGGGTTGGTTGGGTTGGTGGAGCTGCGTTCCTGCCGCCACTTCACGCTGATCCGCGCCGGCTGGCGGTCATCAGGCGCGATGGACTCAAACTGGAAGCTGCCCTCAGCGATGTTCCCGGCAGTAAACAGGGCCTTGTGGGTGACCGCGCCGAAGGTGATAAACGGTACCAGGTCGTAGCGCCCGCCCACCTCGCGGAAGTCCAGCAGCATCGCGCCGGCCGTGTCGGCGATCCACTGCCGCGGCGATTCCTGATCGATGATCACGCCACCGTCGAAGAAGTACCGCCGATCGCGGCACCATTGCGCTGCCGATTGGAAGTTCGCCAGGTTGATCAGGTCGTCTGGGATGGGCCTGGGCCCGTACTTCACGTTGGTCAGCCGGTCCAGCGCCAGGTCTGGCAGCAGGTGCGAGGGGCCGGTGGTGAGGCTGTTGAGCAGCCGCCGCACCTCGGTGCCGCCGGTGACGTACCCGCTTAGCTGGCTGAACTGCCGCCACTCGAACGCCGAACGGGCATTTACGCCCAGCAGGCTGATGCCGGTGTACTGGGGGGCGGTCTCGTTCTCGCGGATTTCGTTGATGTAGACGATCTCATGCTCTGGCCCGTTGGCCGCCGTGGTCTGGGCCTCTTCGTAGACGAAGGCCTCGGCGAGTTTGCCCCAGGCGTCAAGGTAGTTGTTGTCATCCGGCCGCGGGATCCCGATCGACGGATCTCGCCGGGTGGTGGTGATGGTGAACTGTGACCGGGTGCGGCTCACCACCTCCCCGCTGCTCCGCCAGGTGACGCCGCCACTGGTGCCGCTGACTGCGCCGGAGAGCTTGGCGTCGAGGATCAGCAGGTCGCCGGTGGCCGTGCCGCTGCGGATCTCCCAGCCGGTCAGGGGCTCGAACCGCAGCTCCCACCGCTTCAGCGATGGCATCTCCAGCCGCAGGTAGTTGAAGGTCGGCTGATCGCTGCCGGAGCGGATCCCGAAGCACGGCGCCAGCTGCGTAAACGCACCATCGCCGAACTCGCGGAACGACACCCGGAAGAACGAATAGCGCTCCTCTGAAGTGCTGATCACACCGCTCTGGTACTGGTCAACGTTGATCCGTTGGCCGCGCTTGATCTTGTCGTTCTCGCGGAACAGGCAGGCCCTGCCGTCAATCTCGGCCAGCGTCAGCGAGTCGCGGAAGTTGCACAGCCCACCGATGCGGATCCCGAGCGTGCTACGAATCCCGGCCTCAATGATTCGGCACTCGTTGGTGGTGCTCACGTGGCCCAGCGCACACCGCAGCAGGTGGGGCGCCGTGGTGGCCGTCTGTCGGGTTGTGCTGGTGGTCCCAGCTGCCGTGATCGTGCCGGTGCTCACCGTGGCCGCAGTGCCGGCCCGCACCACGCTGAAGGTGGCATTGATTGTCTGCCCGGTGCCGCCCGCGCCGTCCTCAGAATCGCTGACGAAGATCCGATCGCTGGGGCTGCGGCCGGAGCAGATCGCCAGGGCTGAGCCGATCTTGTAGAGATCGCCCACCACGATCGCGTCGTCCCAGGCCTTCTGCCGGCCGGCGACGGTGCTGGCCACGTCGGCAGCGGTTTCCTGTGCTGCGTCAAGACCCTCGATCGGGAACACGATCAACGCCTGCAGCCGCCGCGGGCTGGTGAGGGCGTTCACCGGGCCGGAGTCTTCATCTACGTCGCCCTCGAAGGTGTACTGATCGGTGCCTTTTTTTTGGACCGTGATTGTGACGTTAAACCTGGATTGGATCGTCTGGCGGCTCTGTCCTGTCAGGCCGTTGTCCACCTCGATCAGGTACTCCACCAGGTACTGGCCGGCGGCGGCATCCTCGTTGATCAGCAGGGTCCGCACCGTGTCCACGTCGAAGGTGGCCGTCACCTCTACCTGATCAGTGCCGAGTGTCACGCTGCTCACCGTCATGCGAGCCGCGAAATCAAACCCGGTGATCCGATCCTCGGTGTCTTCCTCGTAGATTTTCGGTGCTGACTGCAGCACCACCGCAGAGGCCCAGGTGGCGCCGCCCTGCGTGCTCTGGAACGTTGTCTCGTAATCGCTGCTGCGGTCGAGCCGATAGGTGAACGAATCGCCCAGGCCGAACGACCCGGAGATCACGCCGGAGCGGGTTGAGTAGAACGCTGATTCCTTCGCCCGCTGCACCACCACGGACTGATCAATGTCGCAGGCAACGATCGCGTTGCCACTGCTGCCGATGGGCCGCAGCCGGGCGGTGAACTGCGGCCGGAGTTGCGGATTGAGCTTGAATCCCAGGTTGTTGCCGATCAGGCCGTAGACGCCAAACGTGGTGGAGGTGCTGGGCTTGCTGGTGGCGCTGAACACCGCCTGATAGGTGTTGCCCAGGCCTCGGGCCATGAACACGTCGGCGCCGCCGTCGTTCTCTGCGTTGCCGATGTCGTTTGCAGCGGTCCGGCCGGCGATGCGATCGGCGGAGCGGATCCGGCCGCCGTCCGGGCGGTGGTAGATCGTGATGCGGGCGCTGCTGCTGTTGGCGCCGCTGCTGCCCAGGTCGTAGGTGCCGATGGTGCTGTCGCCGATGGCGAACCCGTTGGGGTCGATTCCGGCCAGCCGGCCCTCGCCGAGCATGAAAACGGCGCGGAGCATCTGGCTGCCGCCCAGGCTCCAGATTTGCGACCACAGCAGGGTGGCGTTCACCCGCACGCCGCCATAGGCCACGCCGTTGATGGTCTCGCGGTGTGCATAGACCACGGGGATCGCCTCACCGATCGCCGCCACGTCCTGGACCGCATCGAACCCGCCACGGGGCGCCAGGGATTGGATGCTGGTTTGGTTGCGGCCCTGCAGCTGCCGTTGGCCCAGCTCTGCGCCGCGGCGGTTGCGGGGGGCGCCAGGGGCCAGCAGCGCGCCGATCAGCTGTACGCCGATGCTCACGGCAGTCAACACCAGCACCACGATCTGCGCTGCGGTGAACTCGATGCCAGCCGTTACCGCAGGCTTGGGCGCCTCTGCTGCACGCTTGCGGACCTCATCGCGCCAGATCTCGTACTGCTCATCGCTCAGGCCCAGCAGCTCAGCCAGATAGCGATCAGATGGCAGCATCGCGGGGCCTCCAGTATTCGAGGGGCATGAGCTGGCCGGCGACCTCCAGCGGCAACCACTGCGCCCCGCGGCGGTGATGCACGATCAGCAGGCCGTCATCAACCACCACGCCAACACTGAGACCCAGGGGCTGGCGGTGGAGCGCCAGCGCGTACTGCTCCAGTCTGTGGGGGACCATCAGGCGCCTCCATTCCCGCTGCAGCTGATCCCATTGCCCGGCGGCGGCCATGGCGAACCATTGCGGGTCCAGATCGGGCATGGCCAGGCCAGCGGATCGGCGGACCTTGGCGGCCATCACCAGGCAGCAGATCCCGTGGCCGTCGTCCGGGTCGGCGCCGATCACATGCGGCAGGCGGGCGCTCACCCAGGCCGGCCAGTCTGCGGTCATTGCAGCGTCAGATTCCCGCTGGTGGGCAGCG